ACAACAACTGCAGCGCTATCGCCAGCCATCATGTTGCCAAGTGCAGCCTGAGAGTCCTGCTTTGTGCGATTGTCGACGAACTTGCGCATGTCTTTCGCTTCCTCTTCAGGCGCATTCACGATTGAAGCTTCCATGAACGCCTGATCGAACCCTTTGCCAACTGTGAGCGCACCCAAAAAGGCTGTTAACGCTTTGGGGATGTCGTCTAGGGTTTTACCCACGCTTTCCCACTGGGTGCTCCCCGCAGTGCCAGACACAAAAGCCTGCCCAAACGTGACGCCACCAGCAGCCTCGGCTGCTCCCTTTTCCTTTGCTGACAGAGCGGCGAGTATTGTGGAGTTCATGCCTGGCGCCATCACGCCAGTCTCCTGAAACGTCTTCAACGCCAGAGTGCTGCCCTCGGTAGCGCTGCGAAACGTTTCCAAAATCTTGGATGCTGCGAGGAAGGGGGCGGTGATTGCGCCCAAGCCGAGACCCACAGCCATGCCGGCGGGTCCGAGGGCACCGAGACCACCCATCGCGCCACCAATGGCCCCGCCGCCAAGCATGCCCATCGCAGGCGTGGCCGCTCCACGCGCGGCACTCATCGCAGCCATGCGCTTCTGGCTTGCCTTTACCTTGGCTTCGGCAGACTTCAGACCCGCAGCCATCTGCGAGGTGTCAACCTGTCCCACGACTTTCAGCGGAGGTAGTTTCATGTGGCGCGCTTCGCTTTCGTTTGCATGCGCTTCAGGTAGGTGGCAAGTCCATCAGACACTTCCTGTCGCATCGTGCCTGCGTGTGCTGCGTAGGCTCGTCGAATGAAGCCTGTGGCGTATCGCACAGCGCCAAGCGTCCCACGGACGCCCTTACGCCATTTGCGGCCCTTGCCGAGGTGCGTGGACGGCAAGCCCTTTTGGTAGGCTCGCCAGCCGCCGTCGTAGAAGTGTGCGCGCCAACCTGGTGCAAAGTCCCCGTAGCGGCCCTCGGTTCTACCCTTGGTCAGTTTGCCGGTGAGCACGCCAACGCCTGCCCAGATCGCGTTGCGATAGACTTTGACTTTTGCCACAATCGAAGCTTTGGTGTGGGTTGCCTTGCGGTAGGCGCCCCGCTTCATGGTCTTCTTGACCTTTTGTGCCCACGAGTGGAGCGCGATGCGAACCACTTTCTTGCGGATGTTCGGCTCTAAGTGCTCGAGCGTTTGCGTCAGCATTTTAACGTCTGACGGTGCGTAGCTAAACTTGATGCGCACACCCGGGAAGGGATTTGGATCTGTGTTGTAACGCTTTGATCTTCGCGCCAATGCCACTCCAATCGGGTATGTCCAGCTCGTGGTTAATGATGGCGACGCTTATGCACGCTAGATCGTTGATGCTTACCAACTTCATCGCAGTGCGGAGCATCTGCCGCGCTGCGTGGCTCAGTCCCGGCCCTCGCTGTACAGCGCCTCACAGTGTTTGGCGATGGCCATGACTGCGATGGCGTCACATTTCAGAACATCCTCAAGCGTGGCGTACACGGGTAACCCGTTCTCGATGAGGTGCCTCCACACAAACCACGCCTGCAACGTCTCAGGCCTCTTGGCGCTGACTTCCATGGCCTCGATGAGATCGAGCGCCGATGGCCGACGCAGCGTGAAGCTGGTGCCGAGCGCTCCAACTTCCACAGGCTGGAGCGTGAGAATGTCGCGGATTGATCTCATGCGATTGTCACGGCGCCTGTGATCTGGAAGCTGCAAGCTGCACGGATGACATCGCCAGCCGAACCTGTGATTTCAAAGCCTGTCAGAATCGCGTTGGCTGTGTACGTCATCGCTGTTGACGACTGAATCACCAATGATGCAATAGTTCCGCTGGCAATAAACGCTTCGAGTGTGCCATGCGACGTGACGCCCTGATCGTAGAAAATATCGATTGAAGCCGTCGCGGACGTGGGGCCAACAATAAAGGTGCGCGGCACGGTGCCAATTTCGGAGACATCGATGGCTTCTCGCTGATTGGAAAACGAGAACGACCCAGTGCCATAAATGGTCGTTCCGCTATAGGTAACTGACGATAAACTGGTGGAAAGTGCCATAGGTGCTACTCCGTGTAGTAGATGAGGAAACTGTTGTTGTGCTCGGCTGGCTGTGCTTCGTCGCCATCGCTCACGACGGCATCGTCAAGCTGACGGCCAATTTCCACGACAGCAGTAAACACAATGCTTGAGTACGTTCCCGCGACGCACGCATTTCTAATCTGCTCGCTGATTGCGATGGCGTCGAGTGATTGCACGGCAATTGCTCGCACATCGACCACAGCGGATCGCTCTGGCGTTGCACCAATGGTGGTCAGTTCTGTGGTCTGGCAGTCGTAGGTAATTGCCGGTAGCGCTGAATCCTGCAAGCGATAGCCAAGTGTGATGCGGTCGTCAGGCACCAATGAGATTGTAGCCCCTGTGGTAAGCATGGTGCGTACTGCGGATTCGAAACTCATTCGACCTCCGTGCAGGTGATGACCGCCACACGGTCGGCCTCGTCGAGGTTGCGTACGCCGGTGATGCGAAGCGTGTGGCCGCGCACGTTCAACCTGTCGAGTGTCGTGCAGCCTGACGCGATCCACGCAAGCCATCGCGCGCGCAGCTCGTAGGTTTGGAGGACTGCAACGCCGTCTGCGTACTGCGCCTCAGCGGCGTTGTCGCTGCGCATGTCCACGCGAAACTGCGAGGCGGCAACAAACGTGTCATCGCGTAGGCCGAGTGCGTCCTGCGTAGTGCTGGCCGTGTAGACCGTCGCCAAGAAACGCAGGCGCCCAGCACTGATCACCTGAAACTCGCAGTGGTTGAGATTGAACGCATGATGTACTCAAGGCCAAGCGGTACCACGCTGAGGCTAATGGGCTGTGCAGCCTCGGGATTGTTGTACCAATGTCCCACGAGGCTGATGACTGCGTGTGTGACTTCAGGTGGCAAGTCAGCGTACCCAGCCGAGTAGGTCACGATGATCGCTGTGCCGACATCGATGCCAGGCACGTCGAGGAAGCGAAGCTTGGGCAGTGCGTCGCTGCGCTCCACCCAGTAGCTCGATGTCGGCATGGTCGTGATGACGGTGCCCGTCGTGTACTTCACGCTCGTCACGCTGACGAATGGCGCCAGGGGGAACACGGTATCGCGCCATTGCGTGAGGTACAGCAGGTAGCTCTCGACGGTTAGCGCGAGCTGCGTGTTGCGACTGATGAGCGACATCGCGGCCTCGCGCAGGCGCGTGAGATCACGATCATCATCGTCATAGTCAACCTTGAGGGCTGACTTAATGGTTGCGAGTGGAATCGTCATGAGTAAAGGGGCTGACGCCCGTTGAGGCGTCAGCCCCCGGCTGGGGAAGAAAGGTCAGCAAGTGATCATGGCAAACGCATTGCCAAGCATCAGCTTTGAGTCGGTGCGGGTGTACATGTACAGCGTCGTCGAGTGCGATGCTGCGGCAGAGTACGGATCCATCATCGACGTGATGCCGGTGCGATCAAAGATCTCAAAGTAGTTGAAATCGCCGACAACGGCGAATACGAGGTCATTAGTGGTAGCCGTCGGAACGTACTGGCCGACGCGGTAGGGCACGCCGTAGATGGTGCCTGGTGCGCCGTTTGTGAGGCCGCCTTCGTTCCCAACCTTCCAAACGTAGTCGTTGGCACCGCTGGTCAAGGTTTTGATCTTTCGCACAGTCTTCAGAAGCGTGTCCGAGATCAACCACGAGAAACGTGGGCTGTTGCGGTACTGCGGCGCAACAAGGTGCACGGTGTCGATGAGGTTGTCGCCTGTCACAGTGGTGACTGCGTTGCCGCTCAGGTCGGTGACTTGCGAGACTGCGACGATGGCCGTGCGTGCCGAAGATCCCGCAATGCCTTGCGGTTGAGACGAAGCGGTGCCGACGGTAAACGCTTCCTCTTGTTTGAGTGCAATTGACAGGCCCATCTTGTCAGCGACGTACGCGAGACCAGAACCAATGCCGCCGGTGCCGATTGCGTCTTCGATGAACTCTTGCGACATCGTTGTAGCAGTGACGTACTTATAAGGGGTAACAGAAATCTGCGTATTGAATGAAGGATCTGAAGGCGTGATTGGTCCAGCCTCGGCAACAAGATTGGTGGTTGGCAGCGCGTTCTCAACCGAGATGGTTCGCTTGCTATCGATGGTGCTCACAGTGGACATGGCGCGAACTACGTTCGCTTGTTGCATCCTGCTCACAATTCGGCGCTCAAGATCGGTCGGGATTGCAGCACCTGTCGTGCCTATAGAGAGCGCGCGAAGTTCGCTGTTGTCGCCGCGAATGATGGCGTTGAGCCATCGAGCGGCGTAGGCCTCGCTGCCACGGTCGTTGGGATCGCCACCACGAATGCTCGAAGGTGCGGCCGATTGAAACATCGGCTGCGATTCGAGTTTTGCGATGCGCGCGCGCAGTGCGGCGCTCTCGGCGCGAGCTTCGATCACGCTGAGATCGGCGTCCATGTGTGCGATCTTTTCACGCTCTTCGCCAGAGCCACGCGCTTCGACCTGTTGGGGCTGGTGGCCGGTGCGGGATTCGAAAGCGTCCAGTGCCTTGCGGTACTGGTGCACGGTGTTCTGAAGTTCGTTCAAGTTATCCATTTGTTCATCCTGTAGAAGTGGAGTGCGATCCGCAACGATGCAAGATCGAGTGATGCCTCGGAGACACTCCGCAGGCTTGAAGCAGTTTGTGGGTAGGCGGCGTCTTGGACAATGCTGATTTCCATCAGCTTGGCCGCTTTGATTGTGCGTTGAGTCTTGGTTGCGTCCCACGTTTCGTCGGTGACGTGGAAGCCAAACGACATTTCGCCGGTGAGATCTCCACGAGTGAGGAGCGTGTGAACATCGTTGCCCAGACTTGTCTCTGGGAGGGAGGCGCTGAAGTGGAGTCCTGCGGAGTCCGAGCGCAGCGCCAACGTGTTGCTTTTCGTGCGAGCCAACAGATTACGCGGGTCGTGGTTGTACAACAGCTTGACGTCTTGGCCAGAAGCAATGGAAGCATCAAACGCTCCAGGCATGATCTTCTCGCGGAACTGGCGGCCACGCTCGTAGATGTCGCGGGACTCGGCGCCGTACACGACGGAATAGCCGGCGAGCGTGCGACCGTCGAGCTTTTGTTCGACCGATGAAAAGTCACGATGTGAAATCATTGGCGCTCCCTCCAGATGTATCGTCGCCGAGGTTGGTCTTGCCGCCGCCGGTGCCCATGTTGAGGGCCACGATTGGATCGTCGAGTCCTGCGAGTGGCTTAAGATCAAGCCGTGCACGCGCTTCGTTGCGCGTAAGGAAACCAGCTTCGACTGCGGTGCGCAGCGACGCCATCGTTTCGGCGAGACCTGGGCGCACGAGTTGGTCGACATCAAACGACATCGATGCAAACGGTGCGGTCTTCGAGATCCACTCGGCTTTCCACGCAGCCATCCAAGTCGAGAGACACGCATCGACGTACATGCGTGACAGCCATTCCATCGAGCCGTATGAAGCGCCGACGTCCTCGCTGAGATAGCTGGACGGCACGCCGTAAAGTCGAGAGACGTCCCCGATGCTGTACTTGCGTGCAGCTTCCAGTCCTGCGTCCTCGAGCGTCGAGCTAATCCGCTCGATGCGCATGCCGTCGGCGAGAATAATCGGCTCGCCTGCGTTGTTGGATCCTGCGTGCCGCTTGCGATATTCCTCGCTGATGCGTTGCCGAGCCTCAGCGTTTGCTTGGCCTGGATGAATCAGCGCGAGTCGCGGAGCGCCTCCGTTGCGGAAGTTCTGCAGCGCGGTCTGTTCCTGCGCGGCAAGCGTGGTCACAGCCGTCGAGCACAATTGGATTGGCGACTCTCCCCACATGCCCGAGTAGCCAGGCGCACGCAGGTGAAACATGTTCTCCAGCGAGACGTCGCCGTAGGTGCGAGTCTTGTAGTACGGCACCGATGTGCTGACATCAAGCTGCACGCTGTCAGGCTCAATCGGAATTAACTCGATAAGTTCGCCGCCGAGTGTGCGGTTGATGATTGCAAACGAGTTTCCCCACAATAGAGCCTGCAAAGTAGTCGCGCGTCGAAACTCAAACGCCGACATAAAGCGACTAGGAGAATCCCACAGGGATTGCGATCCTGTCTCGCTGACTGTGCACGACAGTCGCGCAATGTCGCCGCTTATAAGCGTGACGGCGCGATAGAGCGGCGTGTATCGCAGCGATGACATCGGCGACACGCTTGGAATGTCCAAGGTGTCCGATGGCAGAAACGACGCAGACCATGGTCCGACGAACGGCCCTGAAAAGAATCGTTTGATCAATCCTTGAATCACGCGAGGGATTCTCGCGTGACTGCAAATCGCTAGCGCATCTAAAGGCGAATTTAGTTTTAATCGTAACTCGTCGCGCGTTTGCCGCCCCAGGTGTGCACGGCAATGATCGACGCCACGAGCGGATCGATGATCACATACATGCTCGCCTTGACCGGTCGAATGTTTCCGTTTCGGTCGACCTGTGTGCGTGCCGACGCACACGCGCGGCGCATGATCGGATCGTCGCCGATGACGAGCTGGCCACCAGCCCACAGGTTTTGGAACAGTTGACAGCCGGGGCCGAACGTCGAGATGCCCATTCGGTAGGCCGTCATCGGCACGCCGTCGCTGGCGAGTTGCTCCACGAGGTATTTGCTTCCCCATGCGTCGTAGCCGACGCATCGAACGTCGTACTCGACCATCATCTGATTGATCCGCGCGCGCACGCTTTCGTAGTCCACTTCGCGCCCAGGTGTGAGCGTGATCCTGCGTTCTGCCGCCCACGCGCGCACGGGCAGTCGGTAGTCCAGCTCACGCTGTCGCACGTCCTCGCTTGGCCACCAGTAGTTTCCGCGAATCGCCACGCGGCCATCGTCCAAGGGAATCGCGACCATGAGCGCCGTCATGTCGAGGCTCTTGCTGAGATCCAAACCGAGGTAGGCGGGACGGCCTCGCAGGGAATCCCAATCGATCTCGGCAGTCGGCCAGAGTTGCATGTCCAGCCAGCCGCCGGTGTTCTCGTCGAGTCGCGCGCAGTGGTATCGGGCGAATTCCCCACGGCCCATAGAGCTTGTTTTCATGCGAGTCCACGAGCGTTTCAAAGACTTTACGTCAGGCTGTCCGTGTTCCATGCCTGGGTTGGCTTTGGGCCACGCGCTTTCGTCATCGATTTGGTCACTCGGATCGAGGCCAAACAAGAGCGGCATGATTGTGTCATCGACAATCTCACCCTTCAAGATCCCCTCAGCCTGCAGAACTAACTCGCCGTAGATGGTTTCGGGGTTTGTGCCTGGCGTGGTGATGATGAGGCCTAGCGATTCCTTGCGCTTGGCGCCGGTGGTGAGGAGCTTCGTCAAGAAGCGGCCCTTAAACTCGGCAGCCTCGTCGGCGATCCACATCGAAGGATTTAATCCGTCGAGCGAGCGTTCAAGCGCCGGTAGTGCGGTCATCTCCGAGTCGGCTGTCTTGTCGACGATGCGATCCCAGAGCACGGTGTACCTGTCATCCTCCAATCGACGCAGCATCGTCCGCGATGTGTCGAGACAAATGCGCGCTTGCTCATCATTGTTGGCGATCACATGCACCCGACGGCCTGGTGCCGATGCCAGATCCCACAACGCTAGCCCTGCGGCCAGTGTGGTCTTGCCGTTTCCTCTCGCGACCTGCAAGATCCCCAGCTGCACGCGACGCAGGTTGTCATCGGTGCGACGCCATCCCCAGTACTGGGAGATGGCCCACAGTTGCCAGGGGTGCAGGGCAAACGGCTTGCCGGTGTCATCGCCGACGAGGCCGAGGGACTCGTAGTGCGCGTTGATGGCGTCCACGGACGCCCAATCCATGTAGATATCCTCGCGCTCGAGGTCACGTTCGAAGCGTTGCGCGGCCGCAAAGATCCACCGAGAGGCCGCCACGCGACCCGCTAGGACGGCTGAGTTGTACTCGGTGACAATGGATAATGAGTGCATATGCATTGATTTTTGGAGCT